CAGGCCGTGGTCCTGGCCCGCAAGGAGGCTCCCCATGTCTGAGCTCAGGCCCTTTGTGTTCGACGAGGCCCTGGTGCGCGTGCGCACGGACGAGCAGGGCAACCCCTGGTTCGTGGCCAAGGACGTGTGCAGCGTCTTGGACCTGGGCAACGTGACCGAGGCGTTAAGGCCGCTGGACGATGATGAAAAGATTACCCTCAGCAATTCTGAGGGTAATCCAAGGGCCGGAGTTCCCCATCAGATCAACATGGTCTCCGAGTCCGGGCTCTACGCCCTGGTCTTCCGCTCGCGCAAGCCCGAGGCTCGGCGCTTCCGCAAGTGGGTCACGTCCGAGGTCCTGCCAGCCCTGCGCCGCACCGGCCGGTTCGCCATGTCCGAAACCCAGGTCCAGGACCTGCCGCCCTTCGAGCTGCCGGAAAAGGCCCGGAGGCTCAAGCCCGGTCTGCGCGAGCGCCTGCTCTCCGACTCGCTCCAGGCCGCGCGGCTCACCGGCTCCGGCAGCCTGGAGGAGGTCCAGGCCCTGTTCGCCCGCTTCTGCCTGCTGGTGGCCGACCGCCCGGCCGGGCGCGGCCAGCCCTCCTGGCTCGACGCCCTGGACGCCTGGGCCGACGAGTGCCTGGAGGACGGCGGCAGGCTCCATACCCCGGGCTGGGAGCTCTACAGCCACTTCAAGCGCTGGCTGCGCCGCCAGTCGCCCGAGACCCCGCCGCCTGGCCGCAAGGCCTTCGGCTCCGAGCTGGGCGGCCGCTTCCGGCGCTGCAAGTCCAACTCCATCTGCTACCACGTCCTGCTCCGGGAGGGGGCGTGAAACGTCATGCACACCCTCCAAACCTCCCAGGAGGCGGAAAAGGTGGCGGTTTCAGCCGGAAAACCCCTGGGAGCTTGATGGGAGGATGGGAGGATTCTTTTTAATTTGACAGAGTTACGAGATTTCGCCATAGGCTTGCCGGAAAACCTGAAGGAGGTTTCCCATGTTCGACCTGACGCCTTCCATCGTTCTCTCCAACGGCCAGCCCGTCACGTCCAGCCTCAAGGTGGCCGAGCACTTCGAGAAGCAGCACGACGACGTTCTGCGCACCATCCGGGACATCATCCGTAACATGCCGGATTCGTTCAGAGACCGCAATTTTGCGCCGACATCGTACACGGTGGAGGGGCAGAACCGCAGCTACCCCGCCTTTCACCTGACCCGTGACGGGTTCACCCTGGTGGCCATGGGCTTCACCGGCCGCAAGGCCCTGGCCTGGAAAATCCGCTACATCCAGGCATTCAACGCCATGGAGGCCGAACTCAAGCGGCTGGCCCAGGGCGCGGTCCAGCCCCCGCCCTCGCCGGACGCCGTGCGCGGGGTGCGGCCCGCCCTGCGGGCCAAGGCCATGCACGCCGCTGTCCAGGCCGTGCGCCTCACCGGCGGGGGCGAGGAGGACATCCAGCGCCTGTTCGTGACCTATTGCGGCTGGCTGTCCGCCGGGCCGCTGCCCGAGGCCGCGGAGACCGAAACCGAACTGGGCCGGGCGGTGCGCTCCTGGGCCGGGGAATGGCTGGTCCCCTCCAGGGACCGCAGCACCCGCTCCTGGGACCTGTACGACCACTTCCGGGCCTGGCTGCGCCGCAAGGGCTGGGACCGGCCCATGCCCAGCGTGCGGGCCTTTGGTGAGGAGATGTCCCGGCGCTTCCGGCGCTGCAAGTCCAGCTCCATCCGCTACCACGTCCTGCTCCGGGAGGGGGCGTGAACGACCGCGGGCCCGACCCCATGGACAGCCGGGCCGCCCTGCCGGACGGCCCGGCCCCGGCCCCTTCCGGCCGGGGCTTCAAGACCCAGCTCGACGCCGTGGATTTCCTCACGGCCCAGGGCTTCAAGATCGGCAAGTCCAAGTTCAACAAGGACGTGCGCACAGGCCGGGTGACGCCCAACGCCGAGGGCGTGTTCGAGGCCGGGGTTTTGCTGGCCTACGCGGCCACGCACCTCACCCCCCTGGCCCGGGCCGGGGACCGGGCCGGGAACCAGGCCGCGGCCCAGAAGCTGGCCGCAGACGCGGACCTCAAGATCGTGCAGGCCGAGCGCCAGCGCCTGCGGCTCCAGCGCGAGCAGGGCCTGCTCATGCCGCGCTCCGAGCACGAGCAGGACATGGCGGCCCGCGCCCTGTTCTTCAAGGCCGAGGTGGAGGGCTTCGCCCACCGCCTGGGCGGCGAGCTCATCGCCGTGGTGGCCGGGGACGAATCCAGGCTGCCCGAGTTCCTCCAGTGGTGGGAGGAAAAGACCGCGGAATGGCTGGACGCCTGGAGCGCGGACCGCGAGTTCGCCGCGCCGGACCAGGACGAGACGCCCCCGCTGCCCGGCGAGACCCTGGAGAACGGGGAGGCCTAGGGGAATGGCCCGCGTGTTCCGCTTCACCCCGGGCGAACGCCACGTGTTCCGGCGCAGGCCGCGCATCCCGGTCTCGCGCTGGGCCGCGGCCCACCTCGTGGTCCCGGACGGGCCCTATTCCGGCGGCCGCTACCGGCTGGACGTGAACCCCTATCTGGCCGGCATCATGGACGCCTGGGGCGAGCCCTGGACCGAGGAGGTGGTGGTCTGCGGCGCGCCCCAGACCGGCAAGACCCTGGCCATGTACGCCTGCCTCGCCTTTGCCGTGGACATGCGGCCCGGCCCCCGCATGCTGGCCATGCCCGACGACGACACCCTGGACCGGGTGGGCAAGGGCAAGCTCCAGCCCCTGTTCCGGGCCTGCCCCCCGGTGCGCGCCCTCCTGGCCCGGACCACGTCCGGCCAGGTGCGCTTCCGGGACGGCACAGCCCTCTATCTGGCCAGCGCCCAGAGTCCGTCCCAGCGCGCCTCCATCTCGGTGCAGGACCTCTTCCTGGACGAGGAGGCCCTCTACCGCCAGATCGCGGGCCAGGGCGTGCCCGTGCTGGACTTCATCGAACGCACCCGCTCCTATGCCCACAAGCGCAAGATCATGCGGGTCAGCAAGCCCGTGGGCGGGGAGGACTGCTCCGTGGTCCAGGCCCTGCGCGAAGGCCTGGACGAGGTCCGGCGCTTCGAGGCCCGCTGCCCGGCCTGCATGGGTTTCCAGACCCTGAACGAGGCCGGGCTGGCCTGCCCGGAGAAGTGCCAGGACCCGGCCGAGATCCGGCGCAGGCGGCTGGCCCGGTACAAGTGCGCGCACTGCGGCTTCCTCTGGACCGACCACACCCGGGACGTGGCCGTGGCCTACGGCCGCTGGACCGCCGAGGAGCCGGTGCCCAGGCCCGCCCGGGTGGGCTTCCACCTGCCGGCCATCCTCTCGCGCTCCGTGAGCCTGTCCGAGATCCTGGCCGCCAGGTTGCGGGCCGAGGCCTCGGACTCGCCGGACGTGAAGCAGGCCTACGCCAACGGCTACTGGGCCGAGCCCTACCTGGCCGCGGAGATCGCGCCGGAAAAGAGCGCCCTGCTGGAGCTGCGCGAGCCGGACCTCAGGGCCCGCACCGTGCCGCGCGAGGCCCTGGCGCTCACCTGCGGCGTGGACATGCAGAAACGGAGCTTCTTCTTCACGGTCTGGGCCTGGGCCCTGGGCCTGCGCTCCTGGCTCATCGACTACGGCCGGCTGCGCGACTTCGAGGACGTCCTGGCCCTGGCCTATGAAACCACCTACAGACGCGAGGGCGGCGGCCAGCTGCCCATCTGGCGCACGGCCCTGGACACGGGCGGCGGGACCACGGACCCGGGCCTGCTCACCCGCACCGAGGAGGCCTACGCCTTCCTGCGCGCCCACGGCGGCCCCCGCCTCTGCGGCTGCAAGGGCCTGTCCCGGCCGAGCCAGACGCCCGTTCGCTTCACGGTCATCGACAAGATGCCCAAGTCCAAGCGCCCCATCCCGGGCGGCCTGACGCTCCAGCTCCTGGACGTGTCCTACCTCAAGTCCCTGGTCTTCGGCCGCCTGAGCCTGGACGCGCGCCAGCCCGCCCGGCTCTACGAACTCACCGAGCGGGCCGGGATCTGGGCGCCGGACGAACACGAGGAGTTCATCCGCCAGATGACCGCCGAGCGCCTGGTGCGCGGCCGCGACGGCAGGATGCGCTGGGAGCAGCTGCACAAGGACAACCACTACCTGGACGCCACGGTCCTGGCCCACGCCTGCGCCGACGGGTCCTGGTCCCCGAGCCTGCAATACATGCTGGAGCGCGAGGCCGAGCTCGCCGCGTCCTCGCCCCGGCCGGAACAGGACCCGTCCCAGGCCCAGCCCTGGGTCCCCAGGCACGACAACTGGATCGGAGGCCGGAGATGAGCCAGGACAAGGGAAACGGCAACGTGCTGCGCGGATTGTCCGAGATCGCCGCCTACGCCGGTCTGAGCCGCAACACGGTCCTGTCCTACATCGCCACCCGCGGCTTCCCGGCCAGGCAGCTGGAAAAGGGCGGCATGTGGCGGGCCACGCGCGAGGCTGTGGATGCCTGGTGGACCCGCCAGCTCGACCTGGGCATGGGGAGCAACTGACCCTCGTGATCTGGAAAGGGACGGCTCCGGAAGCCCGGGCCAAGCCCGAAGGGATTAACGGAATGGTGAGGATTTGGCGGCGAGGCCGTGGTGTCTTGACGTGTAACCAATTTCAGGCTACTTTGTAACCATGACCTGGGATGTTCGATTCACATCAAAGGCTGACAAGCAAGTCAAAGCGCTTCCGCAGGGCATCCGGGAACGCCTCATGGCTCTGGTTCAGGCGCTTCGTCTTGCCGGCCCTGTCCAGGCGGGCATGCCCAACTATGGAAAGCTCAAGGGGCAGACGGATACTCACCACTGCCACTTGAAAAAAGGCCAACCCACATACGTGGCCGTCTGGCAAGCCTTCAAAAAAGCAAAACAGGTGGTGCTGACCTATGTTGGAACTCACGAAAACGCCCCATACTGACGGGACGGTCTGCCTGACCATCACCGTGCCCAAGGAACAGGCGGAAGGCGTTGCTGCCGCTCTTGAAGGCATTCTGCGCCTCGTTGGCGAGGTCTCCGAAAAGACTGTCCCCGCCTCCGAGGTCTTGCCGGACATGACGCCCGGCAAGGTCCTGCGCGGCGCGCGCGGCCTGCGCGAGATGACCCAGGCGCAGCTCGCCGCTGCCCTGGGCATCCCCAAGTCCAATATTTCCGAGATGGAGCGCGATGTTCGGCCCATCGGCAAGGAAATGGCGAAGCGCCTGGGCAAGGCCTTGGCCATGCCGTACAAGTCGTTTCTTTTCTAGCAGGACAGCCTGGAACCTCTCCGCAACGAGCCGCCGCCTTTCTCCGGCAGATGGCGGCTGCTGCCCAGTCCAGTAGGCAAGCTGGGTTGACCTGCCCCGCGCGATTGCTGTCAATAGTCAATATCGTCCTTTCTTCCACCAGAATCGTCCTTTCCCGTATCAGAATCGTCCTTTCTCCATTTCGCGCTAAAACCCGGGGGTAAATAGCGGGGCATTGAACGGGCCGCTATCGCGGCCCTGGGAGCCCCGAGTGTACGATTCGCGCGAAACCCTGGTGGCCAGGCTGGAGAAAATCCGGGCGGAAATCGACAACGCCAGGAGCCTCCAGTCCTTCTCGGCTGACCAGGGCGCCACCTTCACCCGCCCCAATCTCAAGGCCCTGCTCGAGGAAGAGCAGTCCGTCCTGTCCCGCATCGAGGCCCTGGACGCCCGTTCCAGGGGCGGCATCTTCAACCGGGCGAGGTTCCTGTGACCCTGTCCGGCAAGCTCGGCTCGGCCCTGGACCGGGCCATTTCCGTGCTGGCCCCGGGCCTGGCCCTGCGCCGCATGGAGACCCGCGCCCGCTTCGGCATGGCCGCGACCATGTACAAGGCCACGGACCCCGAGACCATGGACCGCATGGGCTGGTCCTTCGGGGCCGCGGGCCACAAGCCCACGCCCGGCTCCTGGGAGCGCATGAGCCTGCGCGACCTGTCCCGCCACCTCATCCGCAACAACGCCGTGGCCGCCGGAGCCCAGGGCACCATCGCCCTCAACGTGGTGGGCCAGGGCCTGCGGCCGCAGTCCCGGCTGCGGGCCGACCGGCTGGGCATCAGCCCGGAGCGCGCCGCCGAACTCCAGCGCCAGGCCGAGGACGTCTGGGACGAATGGTGCGGCCTGGCCGACGCCGCCGATTCGCTGCACTTCGACGATCTCCAGTTCCTGGCCATGCTCAAGCTCGTGGAGGACGGCGAACTCCTGGCCCTGCCCACCTGGGCGGACGAGCCCTGGCGGCCCTGGGGCCGCTGCCTGGAGTTCGTGGAGGCGGACCGGCTGCGCAAGCCCGGCGACAGAAAGGACGTGCCCGATTCCGGCATCGAGCGCGGGACCCGCGGCCAGCCGCTGCGCTACTGGATCGAGTCCGGCTCCAGCACCCCGGGCAGGCGCACGTTCTTCGGCGTGGACGCCCGCGACCACAGGGGCCGCCGCCGCGTCCTGCACCTCTTCCGGCCCATGCGGCCGGGCCAGTCCCGCGGCATCCCGTATTTCTCGTCAGTCATCACCCGCTTCGCCAACCTGGACGATTTCGTGGAGGCCGAGCTCATGGCCGCCCGCGTGGCCGCCTGCCTGGCCGTGTTCGTGACCCAGCAGGACCCCATGGCCGGGGCGGCCTCGGCCCGCCTGGCCGCCGACGGCCCGGGCCAGGACGGCCAGCGCCTCCAGAGCCTGTCCCCGGCCATGATCGCCTACATGAAGGCCGGCGAGAGCATCAACGTGGTGGACCCCAAGCGCCCCGGGGACGCCTTCGCGCCCTTTGTGGAGTCCATGCTCCGGTTCATCGGCATGGCCCTGGGCCTGCCCTACGAGCTCCTGGTCAAGGACTTCTCCAAGACCAACTACTCCAGCGCCCGGGCCGCCCTGCTGGAAGGCCGCCGCATGTTCTCCAACTGGCGGGCCTGGTTCCCGCGCCAGCTCAACCAGCCCATGTGGGAGCTGGTCCTGGAGGAGGCCTGGCTGCGCGGCCGCTTCGAGGCCAGGGATTTCTACAGGCACAAGGCCGAAAACTGCCGGGCCGCCTGGATCGGCGGGGGCTGGGGCGGGGTGGACCCGGTCAAGGAGGTCCAGTCCTCCACCCAGGCCGGGGCCGGCAACCTCTCCACCCTGGCCGACGAGTGCGCGGCCCAGGGCCGGGATTGGGAGGAGGTCCTGGAGCAGCGCAAGCGCGAGGAGGACAGGCGCAGGGAACTGGGCCTGCCCGCCCCGGCCGCGCCCGCGACTCCGCAACAGGCAGCGACCGAGGAAGACGCCGATGAAAAAGACCGCGTTTGACGCCGCCCTGCGCAGGCCCTGGGCCCTGCACCCCGGCAAGCTCGAAGAGGTTTCCGCGGTGCTGGCGGCCCATGCCGGGGGCTTCCGCCTGGAGGGCGGCTTCGAGAACAAGGCCCCCAGGGCGGACTACAGCGTGCGCGACGGCGTGGCCGTGATCCCGGTCTACGGCCTCATGGACCGGCGCATGAACCTGTTCATGCAGATCTCCGGCGGGGTGAGCACGGACCTGTTGCGCAAGGCCGTGGCCAAGGCCGCGGCCGACCCCTCGGTGCGGGCCATCCTCCTGGACGTGGACTCCCCGGGCGGCAGCGTGCACGGGCCCCTGGACGTGAGCAACGCGGTCCGGGACGCGGCCGCGGCCAAGCCCGTGGTGGCCTTCACCGGAGAGGTCATGCTCTCCGGCGCCTACTGGGCCTGTTCCGCGGCCTCCAGGGTGGTGGCCATGCCCACGGCCCAGGTGGGCTCCATCGGCGTCTGGACCCTGCACGTGGACCTGTCCGCGGCCGACGAAATGCAGGGCGTCAAACGCACCTACCTGTCCTCGGGCCGCTACAAGACCATCGCCTCGGATAACAAGCCGCTCTCCGAGGAGGGCGCGGCCTATCTCCAGGCCCAGAGCGACTACTACTATTCGCTGTTCATCCAGGGCGTGGCCCAGAACCGCGGCGTGACCGCCCAGGAGGTCCTGGAGCGCATGGCCGACGGCCGCATCTTCATCGGCGAGCAGGCCCGGGAGGCCGGGCTTGTGGACCATATCGGGGACCTTGAGTTCGCCTTGGCCCTTGCCGGGCAACTCGCAACCGACACGGAGGGACGTATGTCCGGAACGTTGGCGGCCGGGGCCGAAAACGGCGGCGGCCAGGATTTGAGGAGCCTCACGGCGGAGGAGCTCCAGGCCCGGCGGCCCGACCTGGTGCAGATGATCCAGGACCAGGCCAGGGCCCAGGGCGTGAAGGACGGCGTGGCGGCCGAACGCGAGCGTGTGCTCGGCATCCTGGAGGCCGACGGCGACCGCGAGCTGACCCTGGCCGGGATCAAGGACGGTACGGCCGTGGCCGAGATGGGCATGCGGTTCTTCCAGGCCGAGAAGGCCAGGCGCGGCCAGGGCCTGGAGGAACTCAGGCAGTCGGCTCCGGCGAGCCCGGGCCACCAGGAGCCGGACCAGGGCGCCGAGTCCGGCCTGACCGCGGATCAGATCCTGGCCAGCAAGGCCAGAAAGCTGGCCGAGGAAAAGGGCATCAGCGTGGACCAGGCCCAGCGGCAGGTCCTGGCGGGCGACCCCAAGCTGCGGGAGAGCCTGCGCTCGTCCCTCATCCCGGCCTGACCGGCGGAACACAAGGAGGCATCCGTCATGGCTTACGAAAACAAGGGTCTCGATCTCGGCTTCACGGCCTTTGAGGATCTGAGCGCCATGCAGCACCGCTTCGTCACCCTGCAGGACGACGGCTCGGTGCGCATGCTCGACTCCGGCTCGGAGTGGCCCGCGGGCATTCTCCAGAACGCCCCGGCCCAGGGCGAGACCGCCGTGGTCCGCGTGTCCGGCGTGTCCAAGCTCGCGGCCGGCGCGGGCGGCCTGACCCGCGGGGCCTGCGTGGCCGCCGAGTACATCGGGGCCTCGGACAACGGCAAGGGCATCGTCACCACCACGGGCGGGGCCAATGTCCGCGCCCGGGTGCTCCTGGCGGCCACGGCCGAGGACAACCTGGCCAGCGTGCTGCTCACCGACGGCAAGTACTACGGCGGGGCCTGATCCGCTTCCGAACCGGCCCCCTGAACCACAACGAGGAGACAACAGCCATGCAGCCGACCTCCAAGGAAGTGCACATCGATGCCGCGCTCACCAACGTGAGCATCATGCACAAGCCCCAGAAATACGTCGCGGACCGGATCTTCCCCAAGATCCGCGTGGCCAAGTCCAGCGACTACTACTTCACCTTCCTCAAGGGCGCGTTCTTCCGCAACCAGGCCGGGCGCCGCGGCCCGGGCGTCAACGCCCCGCGCTCCGGCTACGCCGTGGCCAGGGAGCGGTATTCCTGCGCCGAGGTGGCCCTGGCCCATCCGGTGCCCGTGGAGACCATCCGCCGGGCCGACAACCCGCTCAAGCCCATGGAGACCGGCACCAAAATGGCCACCAACGCCGTGCTCCTGCGCAAGGACCTGGACCTGGCCGCGAACATCATCAAGGCCAGCGCCTGGACCACGTCCGAGGACGTGCACGGGAGCTGGGCCGCCACGGCCGGGACCAACACCTTCTATTCCGACGTGCTGGACGCCAAGGAGACCGTGCGCAACCTCATCGGCGTGGCCCCCAACGTCCTGGTCCTGGACCCCAGGACCATGCGCAACCTCAAGGAGGTCGCGAGCCTCCTGGACAAGATCAAGTACACCGGCACCCAGGGCCGCCCGGCCGACGTGACCCCGGCCATGCTCGCCGCCCTGTTCGAGCTGGACGAGGTCATCGTGGCCGAGTCCATCTCCTCCACGGCCGAGGAAAAGGCCGACGGCACCGACTTCACCGCGGTCAGCCCCTGGGAGGTCAACTCCGGCAAGGGCTCCTGCCTGCTCTACTACCGGCCCCCGGCCGGCGAGGAAGGCATCGAGGTGCCCAGCGCCGGGTACACCTTCAACGAGATCCTGTCCGCCGACGTGCTCCCGGACATGCTCGTGGAGGTGGAGAACGACCGCCTGGTGCGCAAGTGGTGGGAGTCCAGCCCCAAGCAGTGGGTCATCGAGGCCGCCGAGTCCTACGACCACAAGATCACCTGCAAGGACGCCGGCTACCTGTTCTACGACACCGTGTCCGACTAGGGCCGGAAAACCCGAAGCGAGGCGAACATGGCTGCCAAGAAACAGCCCAGGCCCGGCGACTACGTGAGCCACGGCAACGAGACCTGGCTCTACGACGGCCCGGCCGACGGCAAGCACCGGCTCAGGAGCCTGGACGGCCAGCGCGTCACCATCGTGCGCGGCGACCTGGCCCCGGGCGAGGCCCCGGCCCTGCCCCCCGACTCCCAGGCCCGCATCGAGGCCCTGGAAAAGCGCGCCGCGGACCTGGAGGCCGAGAACAAGGCCCTCAAGGACGAGCTCGAGGCCCTGAAGCAGGCCACCGGCGAACAGTGATCCTTCCCCCTCCTCCCCACACCCCTGGGGCGTCCGGGCGCGGCACCCGGACGCCCCGCCCGGGGGGAGGAGCAAACCAAAAGGACGGCCGCGCATGGACAAGACCGATCTGTACGCCCGGGCAGAAGCCGAAGGCGTCCCGGCCGAACTGGTGGACCAGATCACCAGGTCCGAGGGCCTGCGCCTCACGTCCTACCGCTGCCCCGCCGGGCACGTGACCATCGGCTGGGGCCACAACCTGGAGGCCAGGCCCGTGCCCGGCATACCCTGCCGGGTGGGCGTGACCATCACCCGGGAGCAGGCGGACCGCCTTTTCGTCACCGACTGCCTGGACGCGCGCGCGGACATGCTCCGGCGCTGGCCCTGGGCCGCGCACCTGGACCTGCCGCGCCAGGCCGTGCTCTGGGACATGGTCTTCAACATGGGCGCGGGCACGGTGGGTGCGTTCCGCAAGGCCCTGGAGGCCATGCGCGAAGGCGATTACGCCCGCGCCGGGGCCGAGATGCTGGACTCGCTCTGGGCCGGACAGGTGGGGGCGCGGGCCCAGCGCCTGGCCCGGCAGATGACCACGGGAAAATGGGAGGGCTGAACATGGACGCGGGCTTCGGCAACGCCCTGGTTCCGGCCTTCGCCCTGGCCCTGGCGGCCGTGGCGCTCGTCTGTTCCGGCCTCGGCGGCCTGTGCGGCTGGCTGTTCTTCGGCAAATTCTGGTTCGGGACCGTGACCGGCGCGGGCGCGGCCCTGCTCTTCGTCCTGGGCGCGGCGGCCTGGGTCTTCCTGCGCTAGCGGAGGGTTAGGATGGGCCTCCTATCCGTCATCGGCAACATCTTCACGGGCGGGGCCTCCGACGTGGTGGACGCCATCGGCACGGCTGCCGACAAGCTGTTCACCTCGGACGAGGAGCGGGCCAAGGCCCAGGCGGAGATCGAGGAGCTGCGGCAGAAGCCCTACGTCATGCAGATCATGACGAACCTGGCCGAGGCCGCGCACAGGTCCGTGTTCGTGGCCGGGTGGCGGCCCTTCCTGGGCTGGATCGGCGGGCTCTCCCTGGCCTCCTACTACCTGCCCAGGCACGTCCTGGGCGCGGTGCTCTGGTCCTGGCAGTGCATCGCCATCATGGCCCAGGCCCCGGACGTCCAGGCCGTGGTCCTGCCCGCCTATCCCGTGGAGCTGTCGGGCACGATCATGGAGCTCATCCTCGGCATGCTCGGGCTGGCTGTCACGCGGAGCTGGGAAAAGAAAGAGGGGGTGGCGCGGTGACGGCCGAAGAACTCAGGCAGGCGGTCTCCGCGGCCGTGCACGAGGCCCTGGACCAGCGCGGGGAGGACCGCTCCTGCCGCTGCTGCGGCACCTGCGAGCTGGAGCCGCTCCAGCACCGGGATCACCACAAGGCCCTGTCCGATGTGGGCCTGAGCAACTTTTACGAGGACCACAAGTTCACGCGCTCCGCGCGCGAGTCCCTCCGGCACGGGGGAAAGGTCCTTGTGGCCGAGGTCATCAAGCACATTGTCACGGCGCTGATCACCGGCGCGATCCTCTACGCCACCATGCGGGGTGGCCAGTGAGCCTGGCCAACGCCGCCGCCTCCATCCTGGCCGGCGTGGGCCAGGACATCGTTTTCCGGCGCCAGGGACTGGACGACGTGAGCCTGTCCGCCGCGATTTCCGACTACGGCCTGGGCTATCCGCCTTCCAGCTGGCCGTCCGAGGCGTTCCGCGGCCAGGCCCGGCACGCGGCCTTCCGCATCCGCCCGGCCGACCTGCCCCTGCAGGACGGCATGCGCCTGCGGCCCCTGCAGGGCGACGTGATCTCCTGGCAGGAACGCGACTACACGATCCGGACCTGCGCGCCCGAGCCCGCGGCCTACGGTTCGGCCGGGCCCATGTGGTGGGTCTGCATGGCCGTGTGCGAACAGCGAGGCAAGTACTGATGGCCGCGGATTTCAGCGTCATCGGCCGCATCCGGACCTCCAGGGGCAGGGCCTACCCCGTTGTCCTGGACAAGACCGCGTTCGGCACGCGGTTCCAGGTCACGGACTCGTCCGTGCACATGCTGGCCGCCCTGCTCCGCGAGTTCCCGAACGACCTCAACCGGGCCCTGGGCTCGGTGGGCTACTGGGTGCGGGCCGTGATCCGCGGCGCCCTGAACCACGAGGGCCGCCCCTATGCCCACTGGCCGTCTGTGGAGGACATCTCCTTTTCCAGGCGCGACAAGGCCGGCGGCTGGTCCATGGCCGCCAACCCGTTCCAGGGCCGGCCCTTCGGGGCCCTGGTGCAGGCCGTGGGCTATGTGCGCGAAAAGGAGAAATTCCAGGTGAGCATCGGCTGGCTGTCCAAGGCCGCGGCCCGCCTGGGCGGCATGCTCCAGGCCGGGTTTCGGACCAGGGTCACGCCCCGCATGCGCCGCCGGTTCATCCGGGCCGGATACCGGCTCGGCAAGTCCGAGATCGTGTCCCCGGCCCGGCCCCTGATCCGGCCGGTTTACAGCGCGGTGGAGCCCAGGATCGGCGCGCGCATCGAGGCCCGGATCCAGAAGTACCTGCGCGAGAGGAGGCTGGCCGCATGAGACGGAACGACGCCCAGACCGTGGCCGAGGCCTGGCTTGAGGCCCTGCTGTCCTGCGTGGCGCTCAACGCCTTCTGCCAGGAGCGCTTCGGGGCTGAACCGGCCGTGTTCCTCGGCTTCGACGCCTTTGACCACACCGGGCAGCCCAAGGCCCCCTTCGTGGTCATCGCGCCCATGTCCACCCGGGACGGCCCGGACCTGGACAGGAACCAGGGCGAGCGCATCGAATACCGGCTCGTTGTGGCCCTGGGCCTGGTGGACAAGGAGCTGGAGACGGTGGGCGAGCGCGGCCGGGTGTTCCGGGGCTACCGGAGCGCCGCGCTGTTCGAGGCCTTTGTGCGCCAGGCCCTGCTGGACAGCGCCTTTTGCCCGGCGTTCTGGGAGTCCGAGACCGCCCAGCCGGGCGAGCACTATTTCGAGAGGCACGTCTTTTACACCGTGACCGCCGAGAACACCATCGGCGGCTTCTAAGGAGGAACCCATGCCCCAGGAAAGCGGCAGTCTCACCAGAACCTACATGGCCTTTGAGGCGTCCTTCAACACGCTTCCCGGGACCGTGAAGGGCTACGTCATCCCGGTCACGGACAACAAACTGGCCGGGCAGCAGGAACAGAGCGCGTCCAAGGTGCTCTCCGGCCATGTGGACGCCACGGCCCCGGACCGCGGCAACCTGAACGTGGCCGGGGACATCAACGTGCCCGTGGACGCCCATTCCTTCGGCCTGCACCTGCGGCACATGTTCCTGCTCCCCGTGTCCACCGTGGTGGCGGCCAGGGCCCTGGGCAACGGGGCCGTGGTCAGCAAGGGGTCGGGCAAGGTGGGCATCCCGTGCCCGGCGCACGGCCTGGCCAAGGGCGCGCCCGTGGTCATCTCCGGGACCACGCACTACGACGGGGCCTACATCCTCCAGCCCGAGACGAGCGCCGACGAGCTGGTCATCACCCACGCCTACACGGCCGAGACCGTGGCTGACACGGACACCTGCACCCTGGCCCGGCGGATCACCCTGGACGCCGGGGCCGTGACGGACAAGGGGGGCGGCCTGGTGGGCCTGCCCTGCGCCGGACACGGCCTGCCCGTTGGCGCGGAGATCGTGGTGGACGGAACCACGAACTATGACGGCACGTACACGCTCAAGCGCGGCACGGGCGCGGGCGAGCTGGTCATCCAGGCCGCCTTCGTTGCCGAGACCCTGGCCGGGGACGAGACCGTGACCGCCCGCTTCTGGGACCACGTGTACAAGGTGAGCAACGCCCAGACCCCGAGCGCGGCCTTTGAGCGGGAGTTCCCCAGCATCCCGGCCGTGTTCCGCAACAGCGGGGTCAAGGCCAACCAGTGCAAGCTGACCATCGGCGGCTCGGGCGAGATCATCGCCGCCATGACCGAGCTGGGCGCGGGCGAGAGCGCGCCCCAGGCCCTCATGGACCCGGACGCCGTGCGCTTCCCCCTGCACAAGTTCGGCCAGTTCCACGCCTCCCTGAGCGTGGACGGGGCCAGGGTCCCTGGCCGGTTCACGGAGCTGGCCCTGACCCTCAACCTGAACCAGGCCGGCGAATTCACCATCGGCGATGCGGGCCAGCTCGGCGACATCTCCCGCGGCGCCATGGAGTCCGGCGGCACCCTCACCGGGCTGTTCAAGGACGCGGACTACGCGGACAAGGCCCTGCTCCAGACGCGCCTGAGTGTGGGCATCGACATGGTCAACGGCGGCTACGCCCTGGGCCTGCTCTTTCCCGAGGCCGAGCTGTCCCGGGCCACCCCGCCCATCGACGGGCCCCAGGGCGTCAAGGAGACCTACACCATCACCTGCTTCCGGGACACGAACGCGGCCGGGTCCTCGGTGGTGGTCACCCTGCGCAACGAGATCAAGACCTGGGAGGAATGAGCCATGGCCTACGAGATCACGCTCAAGGAGTCGGGGAAACGGTTCCAGCTCAAGTCCCTGCCCTGGGACATGCAGGCCGCCTTCATCGACGTGGCGCTCAAGGACTTCAACGATCCCAGGAAGCGCCACAAGGCCATCAAAAAAATGCTCTGCGACCTGTACGGCGAGAAGGCCTTCGCCGGCCTCAAGGGCTCCAGCGCGGACATCATGCAGGTCTACTACGCCACCATGGACATCTCCAACGGCAACAAGCTCGAGGAGGAGGAAAAAAACTCCTAGAGGTCTGGGCCTGGCGGACCAATTCCCAGCGGCTGGACTACTGCAGGACGTGCAGGTCCGGCCGCGCTCCGGAGGACCCGCCCCCCTGCGCGGAATGCTCCCACGCCAAGGGCCCGGACCTGAAACCGGAAAACCGGGACGCCATGCGGCTCTGGCTGGCCGCGCAGACGCAGTGGAGATCCTCGGGATTCGGCCTCATCGGCCTGGACTACACGGCCCTGGGCCTGGTGGCCGGGCTGCTGCGGCCGCCCGTGGACCTGGACCCGCACTGCTTCGACAAGCTCCAGGCCCTGGAGCGTTTCGAGCTGGCCCGCGTGAACGGAAAACCCAAGGATTGAGGCATGGCCGCTGAAACCAGGATCATCGTCACCGCCAAGGACGAAGCCTCCAAGGTCTTCGGGCAGATCGGCTACAACACCCAGTCCCTCATGCGCGGGTTCCAGAACGCGGACCAGACCCTGGCCGGCCTGGACAAGCGCTTCAAGACCGCGGCCAACTCCATGGTCCGGGACCTGGCCGCGCTCCAGGAGGGCCAGAGCCGCAGCTCCCTGGCCCTGCGCAACTGGACCACGCAGTCCGGCGAGCTGGCGCGCGTCCTGGGCCTGAACCAGGCCCAGTTCGCGGCCCTGAACCAGCGCTTCCTCCAGACCCAGGCCGCGGAGCGCCAGGCCCAGGCCCTGCGCAACATCCAGCGGGCCGCCGGACTCACCAATGTCGAGATGAAGGCCCTGGCCGCGCAGATGAACGTGAGCCAGGCGGCCCTGGCCAGGTTCCTGTCCGCCCAGGGCCCGGGCGTGGGCGCGCAGGCCCTGGGCTGGGGCAAGGCCGGTCTGGCGGCCCTGGGCGTGACCTTGAGCGCCCAGATGATCGGCAGCGCGGTGCGCTCCGTGGTCCAGGCCGCCCTGCGCAAGGAGAACATCGAGGTGGCCTTCGCGGCCATCGAGGGCGGCGCGGACCGGGCCCGTGAGCGCCTGGCCTTCCTGCGCGGCGAGTCCGAACGCCTGGGCCTGTCCTTCTACGACACGGCCGAGACGGCCAAGAAATTCTTTGCCTCGGCCCAGGGCACGGAGATCGAGGACCAGGCCGGGGAGATCTTCAGCGCCTTCTCGGAGATGGGCACGGCCCTCAAGCTCTCCAGCCAGGACATGAACGGCGTGTTCCTGGCCCTGGGCCAGATGCTCTCCAAGGGCAAGGTGAGCGCCGAGGAGCTCAGGACCCAGCTCGCCGAGCGCCTGCCCGGCACGTTCCAGCTCATGGCCAAGGCCATCGGCGTGACCACCCGGGAGCTGGACAGGATGCTCCAGCGCGGCGAGGTGGGCCTGGATGCCGTGCTCAGGACCGCCCGGCTCATCCACAGCGAATACGGCGGAACCGCGGCCACCGCCGCCCGCGGCCTCCAGGCCGAAATGAACCGCGTGAGCACGGCCTGGATGGACCTCAAGGCCGGCTTCGTGAACACCCAGGATGCGGCCTCGGCGTTACGCGGCATCAACGTGATCCTGCAGGGCACCCTTTCAGCTCTTGAAACCATCAAGGCGCGCATCTCCGATCTGCGCGGCCAGAACGGCAAAGAGGCGGGCGGCGTCCCGGACTGGCTCCTGACCCAGATGACCGGAGCGGGCGGCGTCATCGGCCTCGCCGGCTACCTGACCAGGCTGGGCCGGAACTCGGGCCAGAATTCCGGCGATGTCTCGGCGCTGGAGCGGTTCGTGCGCGCGCGCAGCCTGAATTCCGCCTCCATCCGCCTGCCCGTGGTGGCGGACTCGCAAAAGCTGGTTGGCGCGGACGCCACCGCCAGCCTGGAGGTCATGCGGGAGTTCAACAGAACCTTGCAGGTGCGCCAGAGCGCCCTGTCCCAGGCCTCGGAGTACACCAAGAGCCTGGCCAAGAACCTGCGCGCCGAGGTGGAGCAGGACTACCAGGCCGTGCTGGAGACCCTGACCAAGGCCCGCGAGGCCGGAGGCATATCCGCGGAGGAGTTCGCCCGGCTCAAGGCCGACCTGGACGCCACCCGCGCGGGCAAGCTGGAGACCATCGACCAGAAGGCCGGCAAGGACGCCCGCGAGTATGCCGAGGCCATGGCCGGCATCGCGGCCCGCACCCGGGAGCTGACCGCCTCGGAGTCCGAGCTGGAGGCCGTGAAGGTCGAGAACAAGTACGCGGACCTGGCCCAAAAGGTGGGCGCGGCCAACCCGGCCCTGCGCGAGCTCATCCGCCTGGAGAAGGAGGCGGCGCACCAGAAGTGGATGCAGGAGGGCCTTTGGCTCAAGCCCGAGCAGACCTCGGCCTATGACCCGGACGGCGTGTTCGCGGCCCGCAAGCGGCGGCGTGAGCTGGACCGGGACATGCTCCGCAAGACCAGCGAGGAGAACCTGGAGCTCCAGACCGAGTTTGCCGAGAAGTACCGCGCCGTGGTCCTGGGCGAGACCGCCAGCAAGCTGGAGCAGATCGACAGGCAGGCCGGGGCCTACAGGCGCGCCGGCGCCGATTCCGTGGCCGTGGAGGTCTGGGCGGCCCAGGAGCGGCTCAACGTGTCCCGGGACGCGGCCGACGGCATGACCCGCTTCCTGCGCGACTACGCGGACTCGGCCTCCGATTCGGCCAAACAGGTGGAGACCGCCCTTGGCACGGCCTTTGAGACCGCCAACACCGCGCTCACCGAGTTCGTGTTCGAGGGCGAGGTGGGCATGAACACGCTCAGTTCCGCGGCCCGGAGCCTGTTCGGCCAGCTCACCCAGATGAACCTGCTCGGCCCCCTGGCCTCCTGGATGTCGGGCAAGGGGGCGTCCGAGTCCGGCGGGATGGTCTCCTGGATCGCCTCGCTTTTGCCCTCGGCCCAGGGCAACGTGTTCCAGGCCCCGGCGCTGTCCAGCCTGTCCGGCACGCTGCTCACCCGGCCCACGGTCTTCGGGTTCCAGCGCCACGTCACGGCCTTTGCCCAGGGCGGCCTGGCCGGCGAGGCCGGGATCGAGGGCGTGTTCCCCATCACCCGGACCCGCTCCGGCAAGCTCGGGATCCAGGCCGAGGGGGGCGGCGCGGACAAGGCCCTGCTCCAGGCCCTGGGCCGGCTCACGTCCGCGGTCTCGCGCATGGGCGGCACCCGCATCATCAACACCCTGGACCCCTCGGTTGTGGCCAATTACCTGTCCAGCTCCGAAGGCGAAAAGGTCATCCTGAACACCATCCGCCGCAACCCCGACGTGCTGAGGAAATAGCATGGCCGCGGTCTGGCCCTTCTGGCCCGAATCCCCCCTGCTCGAAGCCCTGGAATGGCTCACCGACGTGCAGACCGCCCGCTCCGGGGTCGAGTCGCGGCTGTCCCTGCGCTCCGGCCCGCGCCTGACCCTGGAGATGGACTACAACCTGCGCACCCCGGCCGGGCAGGGCCGCTTCGAGGCCCTGTCCTACACCTCCCAGGACCAGGAATGCCTGGTGCCCTGGTGGCCGGGCCAGCGCCCGGCCGGGACCCTGGCCGCCGGAACCGTTGAGCTGGCCCTGGACACCGAAGGCGCGGGCTTCGCAGCCCCGGGCCAGGCCCTGGTCATCCAGAACGCCGAGGCCTGGGAGGTGGTGCCCCTGGCCGCCGTGGCCGAAGGCGGCCTGACCCTGGCCGCGCCCCTGTCCGGGGCCTATGCCCGGGCCTGGGTCGCGCCCCTGCTCTCCTGCCGCATGGCCCTGTCCTTCACGCGCCAGGACCTGCCCACGGGCCGCTCCCTGGGCCGGGCGGTCTTCACGGCGGACGCGCCGGAAACCCCTGATCCGGGCACGGCGGACATGCTCTGGCAGGGCTTCGAGATCTGGCCGCAAGCCCTCTGGTGCGGGCCGGACGGCCTGGAGCGCGAAGGCTCGCGCGCGGCCGAGGACCTGGACAACGCCACGGGCCGGGTGCACCGGGTGGTTTATTCCGAGTCCACGGCCTCCACCGCGGCCCTGCGCCTGCGGGCCAGGAACAAGGCCGAGGCCGTTGCCCTGCGCCGATTCCTGCACCGCTGCGCCGGACGCCTGACCCCCTTCTGGCTGCCCACGGCCCGGCAGGACCTGGTCCTGGCCCAGGACCTGGGCGAGGGCGGCCTGGTCCTGCGCTGCCAGGCCGCGTCCAGCGTCCAGGCCCTGGTCTCTCCGGCGCGCCGGGCCCTGGCCCTGCGCCTGCCGGACGGCGGCGTCATTTTCCGCGAGGTGGTCAGCGCCGGGGCCGTGTCCGGAGGCTTCGAGGACATCACCGTGGCCGAGGCCCTGCCCGCGCTCACCGCCGGAACCGTGCGCCTCTCCTGGCTGTGCCTGGCCCGGCTGGACGCGGACCGGGTGGAGATATCCTGGGAGCGCGCGGGCTCCTGCATTGTGGAGGTCAAAGCCAGGGAGATCCGGCGATGAGCGCTGTGGAGCTCTACGAGTTCAGCCTCTATTCCGCGGTCTGGCGCTACACCTCCGCGGACGTGGGCTACGTGGCGGACGGCCACATGTTCGCGCCCCTGCCGGGCCTGTCCCGCGGCGTGGTGGAGCGCTCCGGCGACGCCTCGCGCACCGAGCACAAGGTCACCTGCCCGGTGGGCCTGGGCCCGGCCGCGCTCTTCGCCACCGGCACCCCGGACGGCGTGCTGCGGCTCAGGATCATGCGGTTGGAGAACGGCAGCACGAGCGTGGTCTGGCAGGGCCGGGTCCTGGGCTGCGAGTCCGCGGGCGTCACGGCCACGCTCACCTGCGAGCCGGTGTTCACCACCATCAAGGCCCCGGGCCTGCGCCGCATGTTCCCCCCCTCCTGGCCCCACGCCGTCGGCGGCCGGCGCGGGCGGCCCCCGGATTACACCGGCACCTATTCCGCGCCCCCCCGGGCGTATGCCGTGGGCGCGGCCCACGTCTTCGACCCGGGCCTGTACTTCCACACCGGCGCGGCCAGCCAGGAGCATCCGCCGGAGAACATCTGGGACCAGGACCCGGCCACCTACGGTGAGGTCATCGAACCTGGGGGCGGCGACTGGACCAGCCGATACAAGGAACAATTCTACGAGGAAGACCAGGGCGGCTGCGTCCACACCTTCGAGATCTACGAGTATCTGGAAAGGGATCTGGAGACCGGGGATCTGTCCTACTCCCTGGAGTCCTACGAATACTGGGAGTGCCCGGACTACGAGGAGATCTACACCTCCATTGACGGAACCCAGGGCTCGGACGGCGTGGCCCACTACGTCCAGACCGACCCCGAGGAGGCGGCCTGGGACGATCCGGCCGGGCTCCCGGCCCTGGAGGACTATACAAGCATCGAAACCTCGGGGGGCTTGTACCGCGCGGGAGTCGAGCACCCCGAGCCCGTGGACGTGGGCATGGTGGCTGCCCTGCTCTGGCGGGACGGCGCGGACGAGCGCGTGCCGCTCCTGGTGCAGCATTCCGACGACGGGGAGACCTGGACCACAGCCGGGCTGGAGGGGGATGGCGTGGAGCACGGCCCCCAGGGAGACTGGCAGCAGGTCCAGGCCCATCCCTTCGGCTGGAAGCTCCTGCGGCCCGCCGCAGGGAGCGGGTCCCACAGGCGCTGGGCCGTGGCCAGCCCGGACCCATTCGGGCTCTGCGGCCTGCGCTTCTTCCGGCGGTCCGAGCCCGAGGACTGCAAATGCTCGCCCATCGAGGGAGCAGCCCTGAGCTGGACCGGCACGCCCTCGGAAACGCATCCCCCGGCCAACATCCTGGACAACGACAGCGGGACCTACGGCGAGATCACCGGCGAGGCCTGCCGCCTCATCCTGGACCTGGGCCAGGCCGTGAACGTGGCCGCGGCCTGGTTCGACGCCAAGGGCCTGCCCGAGGGCCTCTCCTCCGGCCGTCTCCAGCTCCAGTTCTCCGACGACGGAGAGGAATGGTCCCTGACCGACGCGGCCTTCGAGAACCTCTCGGGCATGGGCGGCTTTCCGGCCTGCCGCGACTTCGGCGCGCACCGCTGGTGGTCGCTTTTGGGCCTGGACGGCCTCGTCCGCCTGTCCGGGTTCCGGCTCTTCCGCAGGGGACGCCTGGTCCGCTCCGACGAGCCGCGGCCCCGCACCCTCTGGAAGAACGGCAGCGTCTGGGCGCTGGACGCCGTGGTCTCGGCCGTGGCCGGCGCGTCCGGGACCGCTCCCGGGCTCTCGGCCACGGCCGACGGCTTCTTCGACAGCGGGCTTCTGGTGTCCGAGGCCGGGGCCAGGGAGATCCTCGCCCACGCGGGCGACACCCTCACCCTGCGCCGGGCCCTGCCCTCCCTGGCCCCCGGCTCCCGGATCTCGGTGCGCGCGGGCTGCGACAAGACCAAGGAGACCTGCAACAGCCGGGGCAACATCGCCAATTTCGGGGGCTGGCCGTTCATCCCCTGGAAAAACCCCATGTCGGGCGAAACCATCTACTAGGAGGGACAGGCCATGGGATTCTGGTGGCTGGCGGCCTGGGTGGCCGTGGCGGTTCTGGGCTCGTTCCTGCGCTCCTCGCCGAAGTCCGAGGCGGCGGCCAAGCCCGCCGCCATGGAGGACATCGGCGTGCCCACGGCCACCGAAGGCCGGCCCGTCCCGGTGCTCTTCGGCACGCGGCTCATCGAGAACCCCAACGGGGTCTGGTGGGGGGATTTGCGCACCGTGGCCATCAAGTCCAAGGGAGGCGGCAAGAAATGAGCGGCGTGCGGGTCCAGGTCCGGCACATGCGCGCCCTGGGCTTCTGCCTCAAGGGCTGCCGCGCCTTCTACGCGGCCCACGGCCTGGACTGGAAGGCCTGCCTGCGCGAGGGCACGCCCGCGGAGCAGGTGGAGGCCACGGGCGACGCCATGGCCCTCAAGGCCGCGGCCCTGGCCCGCAAGGAGGCTGAAGAATCATGAGCGGCGGAGGCAAGGGCGGCGGAAGCAGCAGCGCGGTGGTGGGCTACAAATACTACTGGGGCCTGCACGTGGTCATCGCCCACGAGGTGGAGGCCGTCCTGGGCCTGCGCTTCGGCGACAAGTACGGCTGGGAGGGCGTGGTCCGCGAAGGCTGGACCGGCCAGGAGGTCCTGGGCGGCCCGGTCATCGACATCGACCAGGGCGGGGTTCCGCCCTCAGGAGACATCGACTTTTCCGACGACTGGGAGGTGATCGGCGGCCCGGCCTCGGTGCCGGGCCTGATCCCCCTGAACAGCCCCAGCCTGTTCTCCAGCAACGAGGGCGGGGTCTCTGGCCGGGTGGACTTCCTGAGCGGCCGCCCCTCCCAGCCCCGGCCCCCCTACCTCTACGCCAAGGTCTCCTCCCTGGTCAGCGCGGCCCGGGGCGTGGCCTCCCTGGTCTTCCGGCAGACTTACTGGGGCAACAACCCCTACATGCGCGCCCTGGGCGTCCGGGCCATGCGCGCCGCTCCCGGCTGGTACTTCGGGGACTACGACGAGAACTGGCACGTCATCGGGGACTCGGCCGTGCCCTACGAGGGCATGGCCGCCGGGGCCCTGGACTTCGACATGAACCCGGCCCACATCATCTACGAGTGCCTGACCAACGCCCGCTGGGGCCGGGGCCTGCCGGCCTCGGCCGTGGACGTCCCGAGCTTCGCGGCCGCGGCAACCAGACTGTCCGAGGAAAAACTGGGGCTCTCCCTGGTCTGGGACGCGGAGACGAGCATCGAGGACTTCATCCAGACCGTGCTCGAGCACATCGACGGCACGCTCTACGAGATCCCGGCAGAAGGCCGGGTGGGCCTGAAGCTTCTGCGCAACGACTACGACCCGGCCGGGCTCACGGTCCTGGGGCCGGACCAGATCATCAGCGTGGAGCAGTACTTCCGGCCGGGCTGGGGCGAGATCACCAACGAGGTCAAAGTGGTCTGGACCGACGACCTGAACTGCGAGCGCACGGTCTACGCCCGGGACCAGGCCGCCATCAACATGCAGGGCTCCGTGGTCTCCGAGACCCTGAAGATGCCCGGCATCCGCCACGCGGAGCTGGCCCAGCGGGTGGCCGACCGGGAGCTGGCCCAGCGCACCGGGTCCCTGTGCCAGGCCACCCTGGTGGCCACCAGCGCCGCCCGGGACCTCAAGCCCGGGGACGTGTTCCTCTGGCAGTGGCCGGAATACGGCATCCAGTCCATGGTCCTGCGCGTCATGAAGGTGAGCCACGGCGCGCTCACCGACGGCACGATCCGGCTCACCTGCGCCCAGGACGTGTTTGCCGAGCCGGTCATCTCCGGCGTGGCCGCGCCCGTTCCCGTGCCCTGGGCCGATCCCGCGGCCGTGCCCCCGATCCCGGCCGAACACGCCCGGCTGGACGAGGCCCCCTACTGGCACGTCATCAAGCACCTCACCGGCGAGTACCAGTTCCTGCTCAACGAGTTCGACGAGGACTCCGCGGCCCTGCTCATCCTGGCCCAGGCCCCGCAGTCCGGCTCCGGCAGCTACAGCGCGGTCTTCGACCTGGGATCGGGCTATGACCAGGACAAGGCCGTGACCGGGATCTGGTGCGCGGCCGGAGTGCTGGCCGAGGCCGTCAACGAACAGGCCACGTCCCTGGTCCTGGCGGAGACCTCGGGCTTTGCCGAGGTCCGGCCCGGCCGCCTGCTCTTCCTGGGGCCGGAGATCCTCCTGGTCCAGGAGGTGGAGGGCTACACCCTCACCGTGGCCCGGGGCGTGCTGGACACCGTGCCCGCGCCGCACAGCGCCGGGGAGCGGGGCTTCTTCGACACGGCCCCGACCCTGCCGCGCGAGGAGTACGCCGCGGGCGAGGAAATCGCGGCCAAGCTCCTGACCCAGACCGCCACGGCCACCCTGGACCTGGAGGACGCGCCCGAACTGTCCGTGGTCCTGGCGGGCCGCTTTGCCCGGCCCTATCCGCCGGGCAAGATCCGGATCAACGGCCAGGCCTGGCCCGAGGCAATCACCGGCGCGCTGGCGCTGGCCTGGGCCCACCGCCCCCGCGTGCAGCCGCCCGCCTATGTCCTGACCCC